TTCATATTATTATAAAATTTTATTGATTAAAAAATATCGTCCCAATTCTCACCTTCACCAGCCTTACTGTAATCAGTCGGTCTCATGGCGAAAAAGTCGGTATGAGTAACTCCACCGGTTAAATGATAAAACCAATCTAATTCAGACGCTTTCTTTTCATTAAATTCGAAATAGTCATCACCACCCTTAATTGGGTTGTAACCTAATTCTGACAATTTTTCATTAATTCTTTTTGTGATAAATTCTTTTAAATCATTCTTTTTAAGATTTTCTAAATCACCCATTTCAAAAATCTTATCAATGAACTTGTGTTCTAAATCTCTAATGATTTCAGCAGCTTTATAGATGTCAGATTTTGCTTCTTGTAATAATTCAGGAAACTCTTGACACATATGTCTGAATAATTGACAACCCATTTTTGAATGTAGTGATTCATCTCTAACGCTCCACTTCATTTGTTGTCCAATTCCTTTCAAAAGATTTCTCATTTGGAAAGAATATAACACAGCGAATGATGAATATAATGCAACACCCTCAGCAAATGCTGAAAAGATGGCAAGTGAACGAGCAACCTCAACTCTAGCAGTATGATTCTTTTCCAAATCTTTAGGGGTCCAGTCTGCGGTTGTATTAGTGAGAAGTTCAAATCTTTCCTTCATAACCTCATCATGCATGAATCCTGCGAAATTATCTAATCCTAATGTTTCATTAAGATATGAATATGCCACCGAATGTATCGTTTCTTGTGAACCAAACGCCATTGCCATTTGACGAATCTCATGTTTTGGAAACCACTTGGTTACCATTCCTGTCCAATAATCAGATACCGCACATTCTGTTTGGGCAAATCCTAATAAGATATTACCAACCAAATGTTTTTCAGATGGACTTAGATTTTCATTCCAATCCTTCACATCTCCTTGCATCGGGATTTCTGTATGTAACCAAAACGCTTGCATTTGTTTCAACCATCCTTCATTATAATACTCAGGATACTCAAATGGTTTAAAAGGAATCCTCTCTTTAAATAATCTAGCCATATTCTTATTGTTTTATTATTTGTTTACTACTTCCTGTCTTTTTAGAAACGCCTCTTTTGCTCTTGCCTGTTTATCTTGGACTTTTTGTTGTTCAAAACCAAGTAGTGTATTTTGTGATTCCGTATCTATTTCCAAATACTCATTATTGAATTTACAGTTTTGGAAGATAACACCATCTTTACCAATACGAGATTTAATTAGTGTCAATGTGGCCAAATTATTTTCTTTTTGTTCTAATGTTTTAGCAATAGATAAAATAACGTGTCCTATTTGTGCTTTCTTAATTGATCCACCCATTTGGTCTGCCGTAACAACTTCCGATGAAATTGAATCTCTGTTACCTTGTGTTGCTGTCCAAATGGCAATATCAAATTCACCTGTCATTGCCTCCAAACTTCTCATAATTGAACCCTCTCCTTTCCATTCATCACCAAAAGTGGATCTCTCAGGTGTTATACAGTCAACGTAATCAATCACAAGTAAATCCACTTTAAAACCATCAGAAATCATCTTTCTTAGTTTTGATTTAATCTCAGAAATTGTTACACTATCACTTGGTAATTTTAACAATCTAAGACCTCCTTTAGATTTTCCTTGAGCTTCCATCACTTTTTCCATGACATCTTTAGGGTTTTCTACTTGGTCGTCGGGAGCAACACCAGTCCATATCGTGTAATGTTTTCTTTTGATATTAGCCGGATTATCCTCGAAAAATATTTGTAGTACATTATATCCCCAGTTATATGCCGTGTTCGCAAATTTAGTTAATAATGTGGTTTTTCCTGTACCTGTTGGTGCTAAAACTACAGCAAGTTCTCCACGACCCAATCCACCCTTTAATAGATTGTCAAGTCCAACAATTCCTGTTGGTAATGGATGTCTATGATCCTTTTCCAATGCGGCCTCAATATCATGAAAAACATCGGTAGCCTCATCACCGACAATACCAACTTGTAACGCCTTTTGTATGATTTGTTCTATTTTATGATACGACTCAAATTCACCACCTTCAATGATGTTTTGAACCAATTTTAATTCTTTTTTTAAATTTTGTTGTTTACAAAAATTCAATGCCGTATCCTTAACATGATCAACAACTTGGTCATTATTTTTGATAATTTCTAATGTATCTGTATGAATTTTAGAAGATGATGTGTTACCATTTTCCGCCATAATCTTTTGACCTAAACTAACATAATCTGGTATTTTATTATATTTGTTAAAATATTCTTTCAAATTTTCCATAATGAATTTGAAAGATGTGTTATCAAAATACTTACTTTCTAAAACTTCAATAATAGTTTCTCCGTATTTCTTATCCTCAATAATTGTTTTAATCAACGATTGCTGAAATGAAATGCCGAGATACCCAAAATTTTTTTCTTCTGTCATAATAAAATATATATAAATAAATTAAAGTTCGTACTGTAGATACGAAGTTTCCAACTCTTCTGAGGACAATATGTCAGTCAGAACTGACAATATTCTCTTTAGTTTTGGACGAATATCTACCGTATACCTAACCTTTGGATGATACAGGTACGCGGGGAATATTCTTTGAATAAATACGTTGTCGTCAAGCTTAATTTCCAACAAAAAATATTCTTTTTGGTCAGATTTTGAATCTTCCACATTCTCGTTATTCAGAATATAATTCTGATTTTCACACAAATAATCAGAACTTTTTATTTTCAAATCTTCTGAAATTTCTTCACAAATATTTTTTACGTACTCGTGCATATCCATAGATTTTCGGGCAACAGGGTTGTAGTCTTTAACATTGAAAAAACGCTGACAGATGATGTTACCTTCAAGTGTCAAAAGAAACTCAAATTTTGTGATGTCTTGTTGATTAGTCATAATTCTTAATTTTAATAATTTTTTTATTTTTTTCTTTTCTTGTTAATCTGAGAAATGGATTTAGAAATTTTATCCATGCGTCATCCGATTTGGGTAATACATTAAATAAACCATCCTCCATCATCATTTTCATTGTATTTTTATAAGACCTACCTTCAGGGTCCAATGTTTCATTAATTAATGATGTAATCGTTTCTTTTGCTTCATCTGTTAAAAATGGTTGATCTAAACTAACGATACTCTTATTGATATCGAAAAATTCATTTCCGAAAACACCACGTTTCGTTACACCAGTCAATAAATTTTTAACCAAATTATTGTTTTTGTCCTGTTCAAATAACATATTACTTTTTTCAATAACTTGTTCGACTGTTAATTGTTCAGTTTTTAACTCCGGAAATAATGTTAGTAAACGTTTTATTCCTAAGTTCTTTATCCCACTAATATTATCCGATGGGTCTCCACACAGAATTTTGACCAATTTAACGTTTTCAATTAAAATGTCTTCGTGGTCATACGTAATTATATCTTTTTGTTTATATAATTTTCCGTGTGATGGATTATAAATTTGGGTGGTTTCAGAAACGAGTTGAGTTAAATCACCATCTGAAGAATATATTATTTTTTTCTCATTTGGAGAATTTTGTGAATAAAATGCTATACAGTCATCCGTTTCACAAAGTTCAAATTCTCCTTGTCTAACATATAATTCTTCAAGATATTGTTTAATTCTATTCCTCTGATATCTGTATGAACTAAGTTCTTCATCAGATTTAATTCTTTGTCTTCTGTTTTCTTTGTATAGGTGATATATTTTTTTTCTCGATTGAGAACCATTTTCACCATCCCAAAAGACTACTATTTTATCTAAATGATGTATTTCAAACGTTCTCCTAAGAGTATTGAGAAAATGATATATTCCTCCAATGTGTGTACCCTTGTAAAAATAATTCTTGACACCAAAGAATCCAATCGTAAGTAAGTTATCTCCATCAACAAGTAAAACAGACATTTATTATTTTTTATTCATCGTCATCCGATGAGATTTCCGATTTGAATCCTAATTCACTAACATCAGCAACTTTTTCTCCGAATAGTTTACTGATATAATCTAAATTTTCCTTTGCATATTCTTGTATCGATAGTTTCTCTTCTGCGGGTTCTTTTGCTTTCATGAATCCATGAGGAGTAACCATAATTTTACCATCAGCAAAACCAATACCATTAACGTGATTCTTCATGATAGAAATTTTAGTTCTACTTGCGAAGTTTACATCACGTTTATTTCTTGTGATTTTAATTTTAGTTGTACCCGCACCTTTTTGGTTACCAAACAAGAAGACCAATGTAGAGTTTAACCAAATTGCCTCACCACCTTTTGCCTTAATCTTTGGTTGTCCATATGCATTGTCAGGTAGTTCTACCCATGGTTGGTTGACGATGATTAAGGTGTTGGTATAAGATTTATCTGTTCTTCTTGAACCTGAAATACGTTGATTTATACCCATCCCAATTTTGTCAGAAAGGACTGATGCGTTGTGTTGTTTACCACCTTTACCTTCAAATGTCATTTTACAAGGAACTGAACCCACAGAATCCCACAAGAATAATATATCATGTGGAATTTCACCCTTTTCTTGCGCATCTAATACTTCATTTATGAAGTCTGTAATTTGTTCAATGTATTCAAAATCACTATTGAAAAGATAAAAATCATCTTCTTTATTGAAACCCATTAATACCGCGTGATCCCAATTCCATTTTTGTTCAGTAATAATGAAAACAGGTAGAATACCTTTCTTCTGAGCATCCACCGCAGCTTTTACAAGTGCAGTTGTTTTACCTGTGTCACTATGACCCAAAAACATATTGATATGTCCAATGGCCGGACCTGGAAGACCTGTTGCATCTAAAAATGCATCACCTAAATCAAGAAACTGATCGGCTTTATATTCGGCCTCCTTAGAGAATTTTTTCTTAATTGCCTCGAAACTATTTTTTTTGATTGCCATGTTTTTAAATTTAAAAGGACACCCTCAAAGACTACATGTCCGAGAGAGTGTCCTTGATTAATTAGAATGGGAGATCTTCATCTACTTCACTATCCGCTTGTGAATCAACAACAGGTGTTGAACTTTTTGGTGTCGCGACTACCTCATCATTGTAAGAATTTGATACCCATTTGTTGGAAACAGAATCCCAACGTGGAACTTCACCTTTCGCAACCATTTCAAGATAATCTTCACCCTTTTTAGAATAAACGTCTGACCAAACCAACTCATCGTTAGCCCATCCTTGTGCCACCTTATCATCGGTATGAAGAGGACCAGCGTCTTCAGGAATAACTGAGTTAATTGTTGTATATTCTTTACCTGTTCCAGCCTTTGTGAGTGCCAAAGACAAAATCAAGTCCCTACCTTTAGTCATATCGGTAATATCTCCTTTGTTACGGAAAATTGGGAAGATTTTATCTAGGACACCATCTCCTTTAGCGTTATGTTTAAATCTCCAAAATTTAGGTCCGTCTTGCTCGTTATCACGGTCAATAACCTTAACAATGTAAAACTTACGAGAACGATATTGACGAGCCAATTCTTTGTCTGAATCAACACCAGTCATCATCAATCCTTCATAAACCTCGTTTAATGGAGACCTCTTACCTTCCTGTTTAGGGTCATAGATTTTCATCCACTTTCCGTCTACTTGTACTTCATGAAAGTACACCTCAACGAATGGAGAACCTCCGTCTTTTGTTGGAAGAATACGAATTCTTCTTTCTTCCCCTTTAGAACCTTTTGGAAGAACTGTTGTAAAATACTTTTTTAGTCTGTCTTCTTGTGAGACTCTGTTCGTGTTGCCACTTGTGGCGTTTTTGTTTTTTTCGTACTGTGCCAGTACTGCATCAAATGTTGAC